CATCTAAATTTTAGAGATACATTTTTTATGCTATTTAAACTAATGCGTAAAATATTTAAAAAATAATTAAGATATTTAAATATAAGACATGAATTTAGAATTAAAAAAATTCAATATGAAAGATATTACATTTAAGGCAGAGGAAAATCAAGGACCAGTTATTGTTCTTATTGGTCGTCGTGATACAGGGAAAAGTTTTTTAGTGAGAGATTTACTATTTTATCAACAAGATATTCCAATAGGAACAGTTATATCTGGAACTGAAGCGGGTAATGGATTTTATGGAAATATGGTTCCAAAGTTATTTATCCATGATGAGTATAATACTGCCATTATTGAAAATATTTTGAAAAGGCAAAAAATTGTAATGAAACAGGTAAAAAAGGAAAAGGCAGCATATGGTAGGTCAAATATTGACCCAAGAACCTTTGTTATTTTAGATGATTGTTTGTATGATAATACTTGGGCAAGGGAAAAGTTGATGAGACTTCTCTTTATGAACGGTAGACATTGGAAAGTAATGTTAATCATTACAATGCAATATCCTTTGGGAGTTCCTCCTAATCTTAGAACAAATATTGATTACACATTTATTTTAAGAGAACCTTATATCGCAAATAGAAAGAGAATTTATGAAAATTTCGCTGGTATGTTTCCGACATTTGAAAGTTTTTGTCAAGTAATGGACCAATGTACTGAAAATTACGAATGTTTGGTTGTTGCCAATAACGCGAAATCAAATAAATTAGAGGACCAAATTTTTTGGTATAAAGCGGTAGCACATCGAGATTTTAAGTTGGGTTCTAAGGAATTTTGGGAAATGTCGAAAGATTTGGACTCGGATGACGATGATGAAGGATCAGCATTTGACCCAAAAGCTGGAAGAAAGGGTCCAACTATTAATGTAAAAAAAAATAAATGGTAACTTTTAGACATTTCCATACTTAAAATAAATACATTCATTAAACTACGTATTAATTAGTAACAAACCAATCAATAATATATATCGCGTAATAATTTGATTATATATATTTCAAATTATTTTAAATTATTCTGAAGAATCATCCTTTTCCTTGATTTGGATATTGACCCCCTCCGTATTTTTTCCCGTTCTATCTATAAAATTCTGCACCGACGAACCTGTTGGAACATTATCTCCTTCAAATAACTCTTTTCTAATATCCGCAGAGGTCACTTCAGATGACATAGCACCTTCAATTGTATTATTAACACCTACAAGCTGACCGTCTTTATTAATATTTTGCGTCAATTTGTTACCAGTTTCCCTGGCGATTTTAATATTTTCTTTAATTGCTGCTCTTTTTGCTTCAATCACTCGCTTTTCAAATTGTTGTTTAGCAGCAGCTTCGTTTTTATTTTTTTCACTCATTAACTGATTCAACTCGTCTTCCATATATTCTACTCTACCCGTTTTATAAGCTTCCGGTTCCCAAGGCATCCACATTCCTACAGGACCTACATACACGTTATGATTAGGGTCAACTTCTCGCAATAATTTACATCTTAATTCAGCTTCTTCTTGAGTAGAATAAGTTCCTCTGATTTTTAAACCTCTAGTGCTTGTTTGAAATGCTTGTTCTCGGTTAAATTCTATATCCAATCTTTCTTCATTAACATCTAAAAAGTTCTTGTATTCGTCTTTTACATAATTGTCACCAAACGTTTCCTTTTCACTCGCCACATACTCCTGAAAATCTTTCATTAACCCGTCAAATTCCATATCATGTTTAAAAGCCACAAAATTTAGAAATTGGGTGAACTTACTAACACTTTTTGTAAAATCATAGTGTTTTAGGAATTCTTGAAAAAAAAAGTGGTTTTTCTGTTTTAAAATATTTTCAGGACTAACAAAACTTACACAAACAAATTTCTGTCCCGACAGAGCTTTATCTTCTTCCAATAAATCAACATATTTAGGATTTGGGGTACCGTCCGTGTTCTGTTTATACGTGCAATTCGGTTTTGACATATCTATAATACTTTAACAAGATTCACTTTTAAGTTTTAATTCTAATATATATTTTTTTTCTTGATATTATTTATAATGCTTCAAAAATTAATGCAAATGATAGATTTAGGAGAACTTGTTCGCAGAGCAGTCAAATACCTTGTAGAAGGTCTTATGGTTGCCATTGCCGCATATGCTATACCAAAAAAATCGTTAAATCTTGACGAAGTCGCACTTATTGCCTTGACCGCTGCAGCGACATTTTCTATTCTTGATACTTATGTTCCCTCCATGGCTGTTTCCGCTCGCAGCGGGGCCGGATTCGGTATCGGTGCCAACCTCGTTGGATTTCCGGGTATGTAATTAGGTAACAAAAAAATTTAGAAGTTTTAAATTATGGTAAGACAACTTTTTAGATAAATAATTATTATAATAATTATTTTTTACAAGAATAATTATATGCGTTTTTAATCATTTCAAGAAATTCTTTTTCTCCCAAATCAGATTTTGCCATATTTGCCCAAAAACAAACCAACTGGATATTATCTTTCGTGTAAGTTTTGTTAGAGTCAATTCTATCAATAGAAGTTTGATAATAACTAGAGCCTACTTTCCATACTAAATCTACACCTGTATATTTACATTTATTATTTTGTTTTTCTTTTAATTCCACAACATCTTTATACGTGATATTAAATTCTGCGTACTTTATTCCATTTTTTAGCTTGGCAATATGTCGTGCCTTAGCATTTATTATAAGATATTTATGGATAAACGCCTCTTCAGTCCAATTTAATTTCATTGTTTTTACTTGTGTTGTACAACACTTTTGACAAGAATTTCTACGCCGAGTTCCCTTTCCCATCTTTCCAAAATTTGTTTTCAAATCTTTCCATTCGTTGCATTGAGAACATAGATATTCGTCTGTTTCTTCATTGTAATGTTCTTTATCATATTCATTCCATTTGAATTTAACACTTGAACAGGGTGGGCAATTCCCGACTTGATTTTTAATTCTTCTTTGGACGCTTGACCAAGTCCCTGTCCAAGTATGACCACAACAACCTTTATATTCCATCTTTGTTTTTCTACTATTTACATATTCTGTATTAAATTTATCTTTGGACCACATAAATGTGCATCCACACGTATCTAATAAAGACACCGCATTTTCGTGATTTAATTTAACGCTTTGATATTTACCCGTGCTCATTTTCCTATACATCAAATTTATTAGTTTAAAATCAATTTTAAATAGTCGGTACAAATTCCCAATTTAATTCTTTACATATTTTTTTCCATATTTCATCTTGTTCTATTCGTTTAACTGGGTCTTTTAACATTGGAAAAAAAGGTAAAAATGTTTTTTCGTCCAACAATTCGCACATTTTATAAAGAACGTAATAGTAATTCAAAAAATTAACTCTATCGTCGGGACAGTGTTTGGCGTAGGGCATTTGTATTTCCATAAAAAGATTACACAACTTGTCTTCCAGCTCAGGAGACATAATAGGGGGTCTAATACCTAATTTATCCTTTATAAAAGGTATGTGTTCGTAATATTTATTATACCCCAATTTTTTTAATATATCTTTTGCCTTTTTATTCGTCATTTGTTTTAACGTTATTCTTTCTTTTTTAATTTGATGTCTGATATTTAGAAGTACCTCGTCAGGTATTTGCGTTGTTTCCTTTGCTTGAAATTGAGCCAATATTTCACGAAAATGATTGATTCTTTTATAAGCATAAAAACACACTTCTTTGGGTGGTTCCTTATACGACGGTTTTTCATGTTCAACTAAAAATTGTTTTTGTATACCACATTTATTACATATTACAAGTCCTTTATAATCTACTTGTATCCATTCTCCCGCACAATATTCACACGTCTCATAATTTACCATATAATTACTAATATTTAAATGACCTTCATCCAAGTTAATCAAATATTTATTAATATTAGTTTCGTCTACTACATTAGTATCGATTATTTTATTAGGATTAAAAAAAGAATGTAATATCTGATTTTTATTTGTATCTATTCCTTCAGACATTAATTTCTTCTTTTCAAAATAATCAAAAATAATACCGGAATTCTCCAATAAATATTCCGATTTCTGGGTTTTTAAATTTAGGATATCTTTCTTTATTTGTTGGATTTCATCCCGGATATTTAGGATATCTTCTATATTTTTAGTTAATCTCAACTTTTTCTTTAAAGATTTCTTTCTTCTTTTTAATTTAGGTATTTTTTTCTCAATAATATTATGAAATTCTTTCATTTTTTCATTATGTTTGCTGTCTAACGTCACATTAGCATTCTTCTTTACTTTGATTTTCTTATTGGCCTTCGGTTTAAAATTAGGCATATATATTATATTTAGTAAAAAACATTTAATTTAAAATAAATTAAATGGTTAAATCGTATTAATTAAATGAACTTTTTCTTAAAATTATATATATGAGTGTTGATATTAATGTTGATACAAATAGTATGAAGATGGACTGCATTATGTTCCAAAAAATGATATTTCTCTATAATGCTTTAGACAAAGGATGGACAGTCAAGAAAAAAGGAAGCGCATATGTATTTACTAAAAACCACGAAGGTAAGAAGGAAGTAATGTTAGAAGCTTATCTCAAACGCTTTATGATGGAAAATTTAGACATTAACAAAATCTCATAAAACTCAATTAATTAAACATTTAATTAATTTAGTAAAATTTTTTTTTCTTTAGCAATATTATAAAATGGGTGGAGGATTAATGCAACTAGTAGCTTATGGCGCACAAGACGTATATTTAACGGGTAACCCCCAGATTACTTTCTGGAAAGTTACCTACAGACGACACACTAACTTTGCCATGGAATCAATTGAGCAAACCTTTAACGGACAAGCCGATTTCGGCCGCAGAGTCCAATGCACTATCTCCAGAAATGGTGATTTGGCATACCGAACATACTTACAAGTTACACTCCCTGAAATTAACCAACAAGACAACACAACCACACCTGTTAATGGTGTTGGTGGAGATGTTTTTGCCCGTTGGTTAGACTGTCCAGGGGAACAAATGATTTCTATGGTTGAAGTTGAAATTGGAGGTCAGCGCATCGACCGACAATACGGTGACTGGATGCACATCTGGAACCAGCTTACTCTTACCAGCGAACAAGAATCAGGATACCACAAGATGATTGGCCAAACCACTCAGCTTACCTACTTGACCGACCCAGCATTCGCCGATGTTGCCACAGCCTGTGGTGCCACGGGTGTTCCTGAAGCAGTTTGCGCACCACGCAGAGCTCTTCCAGAAACTACACTTTACGTCCCACTTCAATTCTGGTTCTGCCGTAACCCAGGACTTGCTCTTCCTTTGATTGCTCTTCAATACCACGAAGTCAAAATTAACATCGAAATCCGCCCTCTCGACGAATGCCTTTTCGCTGTTTCTGGAGTTTCTGGCTCAGGAGACCAAACTTTAAAAGTTCCCAATGCTTATGCCAAATCCTTAGTCGCAGCATCTTTGTATGTTGATTACGTTTTCCTCGATACCGACGAACGCAGACGTATGGCACAGAACCCACACGAATACCTTATTGAACAACTTCAATTCACCGGTGACGAGTCAATCGGTTCTTCTTCAAACAAAGTCAAATTGAATTTCAATCATCCTTGTAAAGAAATCATCTGGGTTGTCCAGCCTGATATGCACGTCGCATACTGTGACTCTTTCTTAGGAGGTCGTCTTATGCACAAAGCACTTGGAGCACAACCTTTCAATTACACTGATGCTGTCGATGCTCTTCCAGATTCCATTCTTGCTTTTGGTTCTCAAGGTCAAACCGCAGGTGGCGGAAGTTCCGTTATCGACACGGATGGTCTTTTCGCAGATACTGCCTCCTTTGACATGGCCAATGGTGGTAATTTCATAACCACTATTACTTTAGGAGCTACATTAACGGCGAACGGTGCTTTCGTCGCAGGCAACCCTATTCACGCAACCTCAGGTGGCGCTGTAATGGGTACACTTGTGAATGATATGGTTGCTACAGGACCATATTCAACTGTTATTGTCTCTCAATCCGCTACACAACGACTTGCCAATCCTATCAGCGCAGCTACATTGATATGGATGACAAACGTTGCACTTGTTGCTGCTCCTACCCCACCAGCTGTTAACGTGGCAGTTATTACAATAGAAGCCACTGGATTGGCTGCTAGTCAAATTGGCGGTGCCATCACTGGTACTAACTCCAATGGACTTACCGATGCGGGTGTCTTCGTTCTTGCCGAATCTGCCCTTCACATGCACTGTTGGGGTGAAAATCCAGTTGTGACTGCCAAGTTACAATTGAACGGTCAAGACCGCTTCTCTGAGCGTGAAGGAACCTACTTCGACCTCGTCCAGCCTTACCAGCATCACACACGTAACCCAGACACTGGTATTAACGTCTACTCCTTCGCACTTCGCCCTGAGGAGCACCAGCCATCTGGAACCTGTAATTTCTCCCGTATTGATAACGCCACTCTTCAACTTGTCGTCTCTGCCGCAGCCATCGGTGGAACACAAACCGCAAAAGTCCGAGTTTACGCTACGAATTACAATGTCCTTCGTGTCATGTCGGGCATGGGAGGTTTGGCGTATTCAAATTAAGTTAGTTAAAATAACCCTTTTTGATTACCCAATACTAACATTTAATAAAAATTGATTTAAAAAAATCATGTTATAATTTAATTATAATATGTTTTCAGAAGACGAAGTAGTTTTAAGTAAAGACGACGGTGTTTATATCCGTTATGGTAGATACGCCAATTCATACAAAAATATTTGTTATTTAATTCAAAACAAAGCAACAAATGAAAAATATTACAAGATGACTTGTAATGAAGAGAATTCGATATATACCACATTATCTATAGATGATGTGAATTTAATAAAAAATTATAAACCATATAGACCCGCGTGGACTTTACATAAAGCCACAGGATATGTTTATGGACAATTACCAAATAAACAACAATTAACATTACATTCTTTCATAATTAAAAACAAATATCCAAATAATGAAAAAATTAAAGATAAAAAATATTCTGTCGACCATATTAATCGCAATAAATTAGATAATAGACGAGAAAATTTGAGATGGGCAAGTGAAAAAATGCAAAATGCAAATAGGAAGGGTGTAATTAATGGGACTAAATATGCCAGAAAAAAAACCGCCAGACAATTACCCGAAGGATTAACTCAAGATATGATGCCCAAATATGTGAATTACAATAAAGAATGTTATAATAAAGAAAAACAGTTGCACCGAGAATTCTTTAGAATTGAAAAACACCCCAAACAAGAGAAAAGTATCGCAGGTTCAAAGTCTACAAAACTAACAATCCTAGAAAAATTAGAAGAAATCAAAAAAAAACTTTATAATTTAAACAACGATATTATTGAAGAAAAATCCAACCTACCAGAACATTACACAATCCAAAGTTTTAGGAACGCTCCCAACCTTGTTTATGATTTTCGTGATGGCGATAAAAGATATAATTTAAAAATGAAAATGAAACCCGATAATACTCAAGAAGAAGAATTAAAAAGATTTACTATTAAATTACACAAAAAATACAAGGAACTTGCGTGAATATATTTATAACAATATATACTATATGATGAACGATTTATTTATATTCGCTCTTAACGGTGGTGGTTGGGCCTTGAAACCCATATTAGAAAAAATATCAGTAGATAAACTCGGTCACTACTATTTTTCATTTTTAAGGTATGTGATAAGTGGTATTATCGCAATACCGTTCCTAATACACCACTATTATTTCAACGGATTTCCCAAAGTATATAAAAATGACTCCAAACTATTTTTCAAAGATGTAGTTATTTGGGGAACTATTGTTAGTGTTATCGCCATTGCTGCTATTATGGCCAATTATTACTTATTAGAAAAATACGATTCTTCCTTTGTAACACCCATAGCAGAAGGTATTCTTTTAATTTTTAACGCTCTTTTTTCGGTATGGATTCTTGGAGAAAAGTT